AAGTTACGGAGAGGCATACGAAAGCTTCCAACGCATTGCTGACTTGTGGACGACACTGCTACGCACCAAACTCAAGGCAATGTCGAAAGTTAGTCCTGCCGATGTCGCAAGGATGATGATTGCATTGAAACTGTCCCGCTCGATCACCTCGCACAAAAGGGATAACTGGACGGATATTGCCGGATACGCTAGCTTGGCGGCTGAAATTGAAGCCAGTGAAGATGCTCCTGAATGACACCGACTCGACATATCCCTGAGAAGTTCAAGCGTAAGAAATACGGCATAACATGGAATCCTGTCTGCGACCAGAGAGGAAACCCTCAGTTGCCGATGTTCGATGCCCGTATTGAAATTGAAATTCTCAGGGATTATGACAAATGGGCAAGAGTAGCAGGAGTAGAGTTGATGTCATGGGAGGACCACTTCAAGGCTTTCGTGACGTTAATATGGGCCAGACCAGAAGTAGCCTACAAATTCACGTGGAACCCGTACGCCGAAGAGATTCTAAGACAGTGTAGGCAGCATAAGTTCCTCGGTGTCTCAGGTCATGCCTCCAGCGGCAAGTCGCAGTTCGGGGCAATATGGGCCATAGCGAACTTCATCATCGACCCGAAGAAGACCAAGGTACTTGTCACATCGACATCGCTCCAAGAGTCGAGGATGCGTATTTGGGGCGTGATCGAGAAGTATTGGGGTGAAGCAGAGACGTATTTCAAGCACTTTGGCGGACTGCCTGGGAAACTCGTCTCCTCCTCCGGTAAAATCGTTGGACTGACCAACGGCAAGCAGGACGATCTTGTTGGTATTGCTCTCATTGCTGGCGGCAAGGGCAACGATGGCGAGTCATCTAAGATTGGCTTCAAAGCCGGAAAGTTGATCCTAATCGCTGATGAGCTTCCACTTCTGACGCACAAGATTTACGATGCTGCGACCAACCTTTTAGCCAATGACGGCTTCCAGATGATCGGGACAGGGAACCTTACATCCGTGTTCGATCCATTCGGACTATTCACCGAGCCGGAGAGAGGCTGGGACAGTGTGAACGAAGACATGCCGGGATGGACAACGAAAGTCGGCGGATACTGCATTCGCTTCGATGGGGAGCGTTCTCCTAACGTCATCGCGCAGCAGACACTTTACCCAGGTATTCTTACCCAAGAAGGTCTTGCCGCGATTCGCGAGAAGTGGGGTTCACGCTCGCCAGGGTATTACCGAATGGTGAAATCCTTCCCGTGCCCTACTGGAGCGATTGATACTATTTACTCGGAGCCGGAGCTAACCAAGAATCTGTGCTCGCACACAGGCACACCTTGGCTTCAACGACCTGTCCCCATCGCTTTCCTTGACCCTGCATTTTCCAAAGGAGGAGATGCCGCTGCTGCATCATTCGCGCTTCTAGGCCCAGCGCAGATCGGAGGACACACCATCACCGTTCTCGAAAAGACAGACACGATTGATTTGATGCGGCTAGTCAATGCTAGGCATCCAACGAAAGACCGAAACGAACAGTTAGCCGACTTGTTCATTGCCGAGTGCGACAAACGCAACGTATCAATTCCAGACAGAGGGCTAGACGCAACAGGAGGTGGAGACCCATTTGCTACCATCCTCGCGATGAAGATGGGGCAGGGTTTCCAGCTTATCAGTTTCGCAGGGGCAGCATCAGACATGATTGTGAGCGCCACGGACAAACGAAAGGGCAAAGACAGGTTTGCCAACAGAGTCTCGGAGCTTTGGTATGTGGGCAAAGAGTTCGTAGCCAGCGGACAGATTCGCGGACTTGACCCAGCTACCATGCTGGAAATGTGCGCTCGCACCTACTCAGAGCGAGGGAGCAAGGTTCTCGTTGAGCCGAAGGACGACATGAAGAAACGCACAAGCGGACGCTCCCCTGATAGAGCCGACTCATGGGTAGGGTTGATCGAGATTGCCAGACGCAGACACAAGTTCCTCGCTGCTGCAAAGTCCGCTAGAATACCTTCAGCAAAGCCAAGCGAACATAATTGGTTTGACGACCCGAAACCGAAGAAAATAGGCTTTAGAGACGACTTTGCAGGGGATTTCAACTTCTCAGGAAAAAACAGCGGATGGGGAGACAGTTGGGGTTGACTCGGCGGAATCTGTATTCGATACTTTGAAAATATGGCAGAGGCTTTAACATTATTCTTCGGCGGAGCGTTCACTGCATCCCTGCTTTGGCTGGCTTTTGTTTATCACTTGTCCAACCAAGCTGGATTCAATCTCCGTCTGGCACGGGAAGCTGGCAAAATCGACGGTTTTCGAGAAGGCTATGCAGCCAGAGCGAGGATTTCAACGGAGAAACTACGGTAACTTTATGCACCCATACACAGAAGACTACTATCTTAACGGTCCTGCTTCGGGACTGTCCAATTACGAGAACTACCATTGGCTCCCAGACAAGACATTGCCGATGGCGCTACGCTTGAAGTATTCTCTCGGCATCAAGGACTCTGACTTCGTTCTCGACTTCGGCTGTGCTCGCGGATACTTGGTCAAAGCTCTCAGGATGCAGGGAGTTCAGGCTTGCGGGTATGACCTCTCTGAGTGGGCAATCGAGAATTGTGATCCTGCCGTCAAAGGGCATGTATCGAACGTCTTGAACACGTCACCAATCTGCTGGGACTACATCATCGCCAAGGACGTGTTTGAGCATATCCCGCTCGACATCCTGACAGAGACCGTGAGCAAGCTCCTCCGTGCAACACGCAAGGAGATGTTCGTCATTGTGCCTCTTACAGACGTGATTCACGGAGAATATGTCTGCCCTGTCGATGAGCAGGACTCGACGCACGTTATCAGGTGGACGCTGATAGACTGGATTCAGTACTTCCAGAACTTCGATAAGAATGTCATCGTGACAGGAGGTTATGAGCACCCCGTTCTCAAGCCTAACTGCTACAAGTTCCCTCGCAGCTACGGCTTCTTCCACCTAAAACGCATCAATCCATGAGCCTTGGACTAGCTTGTAACTTCTATCGTGAGCCGTTTGCTCTACCAAGTTTCTTGGAGATGGCAACTAGCGGGTATTTCGATGACGTTGTGATGGTCTCCTCGCCACCGTCGAACGCTAAGCCTGATGACGAGTCAATCGCTCTTGTTGAGAAGGCAGGAGTTCGGCTTGTTCACACCACCATTGACGCTGGTTATGGAGTCGTCAGGACACGCTGCATCAGAGAGTCACAAGCAGACTGGACTATGATAATGGACTGCGATGAGAGATTCTATCCGACTATTCCCGTGCTCAAGTGCGAAGGAACGGAAGGATACCCGCAGATCAAGGAACCCAAGCTAACGGTCACGGTAGAGCGCGAAGGATTCAATCAAGGAGACTTGCTGAAGCGTATGATTGCTGATGCAGGAAACGCGAAGAATGGAATCTGCGTGTCCCGTCGTCACTGGTTCGGAGCACCAAGGGAGTTTGATAAACCGTGTCAAAACTGGCAGTTAATCCCAGATTGGCAGCTTCGGGTTGTGCGTAACTCGCAGTTCATCTTCTACGACCCATTGGTGAAGATGCACGAAAAGATTCTGGACAGTCGAACATGGGGAGAGATTGATTTTATCCGAGGCAATGTGAACGAAGGGCCGTTCTTCGATCATCATCACTTCTGGGCAAAGAACGCAGACCCAGAAGGACGTAAACTGGCTGTTCAGACCTACGAGGAACTGGACAAAGAAGGGACAACGAACATGTGGTCAGTTGCCGGATTTGATTGATATGAAAGTGCTCTTACTAACAGGCTACGATGACAACATGACTCATGTCGGGGATTGCACCTCGCGTGTGATGGGGCAATACGCCTCCAAGCATGGAATCGACTTCCTCCGGATTAGGCAATACTCAAAGCACACGCACCCTAGTTGGCAGAAAGCCCTGCATGTCGGCAGACAACTTTCGAGCGGATATGACCGAGTTATCTGGCTCGACGCTGACACTCTAATTACCAACTCAGAGATAAGCCCTTTTGAGATCGAGAGTATCGCTCCAATCGAAGTGTCAAAAGATTGGGGGTTAGACGCTATGGAGCCGCACCATTTCAACATGGGTAACTTCTTTGCCAACAGAGACCCGAATGAACTTTGGGCGCATATCTGGAATCGCTACTTACCCCAGAAAGAGGAAGAATGGGGAAACAAGGAATTGTGGGAACAGTCCGCACTCCAAGGGCTTTATCAGACTTTGCGGACTCCTGAAGACATCTTCTCCATCTGTCCAACACGTCGATTCAATGCTGTCCACGCTGCCTTAGCTCCATCGGCTCCCGACCCTTGGCAGGAAGGCGATTGGCTCTGTCACCTAACAGGAGAAGAAATAACCACAGAAAAACGCCTGAAAGTTATGGGCGATCTGCTAAACATCATTCAATGAACACACTACCTAAAGCCATCGCAGACAAGCCGGAACTCGACACGTCCTTCACATCGACGGGAGCCAAGCTATTCTACCACCAAGAGGCAATGGAAGCTCTTCGTAACGGGAAAGGAATGCCTATCTCAGCATGGTGTGCTCCAACGGATGTCTGCAACGCGAAATGTGCTTTTTGCTCGGTAGGTGAGCGAGTCGGAGACGTGCTGCGCTTCTCACAGATCGAGGAATTCCTCAAGCAACTTGTTCCTCTCGGTTTGAAGTCAATCACGTTCTCAGGTGGTGGGAATCCACTTATCTACAAGTGCAAGGAGACAGGCAAGGGCATCAATGAACTGATTGAAATGGCGTACGACAGATTCGGTCTTGAAGTGGCGATGATTACCAACGGGATGCCCTTAGTCGAATACGCAAATGGTCGCAAGTCTTGGAAAAACCTGAAGCCTGAGAATCTGGACAAACTGACTTGGTGCCGAATCTCAATGGCGGGTCTCGACCATAACCATAAGGAGCAGGAAGTCTTTGTTCCTGATTTCGACCCTACCAAGACATCACTCGGTTTCAGTTGGATCATGTCGGACTCATACGAAGAGCCGACACACAAGCACGGATGGGTAAGCACGCCAGAGGACGTGAAAACCCCAGGAGGCAAATTCGTTGACGGTGCTGAACGCCTTCCGTGGATCGAAGCCAAGATCAAGGAATACGTCGATAAGCATAAACCCGTATATGTGCGTCTGCTGACCAACTGCTTGCAGCCTGAACGTATCTCGGAACGACATGCGCTGCTTCAGGATATGGCGGGGCGGATAAACCCTGAAGTCGTTTTTTCGCAAAACAAGCCACCTCGCCAGCCGAAAAAGTGCTTCAAGGTTCTGACACGTCCTTGTCTCAACGCTTGTGGCGGCGTATTTCCTTGCGATTCTGTCGTGCTGAATAAATCGGCAGACCACAAATTCGACAACGTGTGGCGGATTTGCAGTTGGGATCAAGTTGGCGATCTGATGCTACACCCAGAAAAATACAAAATGCCTGACAACGTGTGCCCAGGGTGCGTATTTGCTGACCAGGTGGACGTTATCAACGATGTCGTCAACGGACTTCCAACTCCTAAGACAACCGGAGACATCCAACACGTAAACTTTGTGTGACCTATGCTAGCATCTTCCACAGGCGATCTCGGGGACATACTATATCTGTTAAACCTGCTCAAGCATTTGCCTGACGGGCCTCACTCGTTGGGTCTTCGCCCTTCACCGATCACAAAAGCCAAAGACCAAGAGCAAGCGCAGCGTATGCTCAACCTGCTCAAGCCGTTGATCGACGCACAGGACTACATCGCAGAGTTCAAGATGATCGAGCCGTCAACCCCCGTTGATTGGAAGAGTGAAGACTTCCGTGGATTCAGGCACTACACCCCAGGTGAGACACTGATGCAGGCCCACCTGAATCACTTCTGTCTGACTCGCAAAGTTGCTCTCAAGATCGACGGAGCGACACCGTGGTTGAAAGCCAAAGCGTCCAAACTGTCGAAGGGTCGAGTTGTCATCAACCGCACGGGACGCTACCGGAATCCCGTGTTCCCGTGGATGGGCGTTGTTGACCACTACAAGCACCATCTTTTGTTCACTGGACTGGAATACGAATGGAAGGAGTTCTGCGGGCACTTCGGTTACGTGGACTTTCTGCCGACAGAGAACATGCTCCAAGTTGCCGAAATTATCGCAGGCTCAGAGTTGTTCATCGGGAATCAGAGCAGCGCATTTGCGATTGCGGAAGGGTTGAAGCATCACCGAATCCAAGAGACTGACCTTACCTATCCTGATTGTATCTTCCCACAAGCTGAAGGACTCCCCAGCGTCCAGCATGTCGCAACAGGTGACGTGATCCTTCCCGCCATTGGTAGCCGTCCAGAAATAACGCTCTCCCGCGACATGGACAGGTTCAGACCCATTGACAGAACCGTAGTTCCCCCAGGTTATTGGCAATACCCAGGCGAGATGGCAGACTTCACTCTCCGCAACGTCGCATCAAAGGTCGCAGCTAAGATCGGGGTCAATCTGGCTACCGCAGAAACAATGGTCTATGAGCACAACTGTCTGCGTCTCCCGAATTACTTCGCGGCAGAGCATCATCACCTGACTCGTTTTATCGCAGCAAAGAAAAATGCAGGTTGACAGTGTGAAGGTATTTCGATAAAGTGAAAACCTATGATTGATTACGACCAGTTAAACAGGATAGCAGAGGAAGTGTACGATAATGCCTGCAACAAAGGCTTCCACGACAACGAGAACGACGAATCAACTGTGCAGTCAATGGCTCGCCATACAGCCAACCTGCACGGAGAAGTGAGCGAGTTATGGGAAGCAGCACGGAAGGGCGCTCTGCTCAAGCCTTGCGATAAAGACGCTAACCTTAACTGCATGGAGGAAGAGCTAGCGGACATCATTATCCGTGCAATGGACACGGCTGCAGTGTTCGGTGTTGACATCGGTAACGCAGTGAAGCTCAAGCACGAATACAACAAAACACGACCACACAAACACGGAGGGAAACTTGCCTGATATGCTCACTATCGTTATTCCAGTAGGACCAAAAGACCAGAGCGACTTGGAGTTGCTGACACAAAACATCCTCAAGGTGGGACCGGTAGGAGCACACCGTATCCTGCTTGTCTCTGTCCCTTCGCGGCTCCATGATGCAGAGGAAGCCAAGATGAAACTGCATCCTGTTTGCGGTAACGTCGATGTCGTCGATACAGGAAACGAGTTCGACAACCCTTGGCCCATCGGTCCCGACCGTATGTGGCACTGGACGGTGACACATCTCGACAAGACGGGTAACACGAAAGCTTGGTTGTGGCTTGAATGCGACTCCTGCTTGCTCGAATCGGAATGGGCTGGACAACTTGAAGAAGCTTACATTGCAGCAGGGAAACCGTTCTTCGGTCACGTCCTGCCAACCAAGTGGCGGAAAGCAGATGGAACATTCTTCACTGCTGAAGGTGACTTCTCACTGCGTGGAGTTGCGATCTACCCGCCACTGCTGTCACGCAACGTAGAGATGGCACCGCTGTTCAACAACATGTCCTACGCTATGCACCCGCAGCATCCACGGGAGCCTTGGGACATTTACCTTCGCTGGCAGTTCCATCGTCTCGGCGTAGCTTCTACCCCGTTGATCTATGACCGCTGGCAGACGTGCAACTACGTTCGTGACATGCTTGGCTCATTGGTCGGAGAACCCTGCCACGACAAGCCTACAGCAGAAGGAGGCAGCATCCCAGCTTCCGCGATTCTCGTTCACGGATGCAAAGACGGATCACTCCAACGTCTCGTTCTGGGCATGGAAGCACCTAAAAAAGAAGCGAAGGTGATTGAACCTGAAACAATCATTCCAGAATCGCGGCCAGTTGCGGTGTCTGAGCTTTCGAGTTGGGCGGAGATAAAGGGAGCAATGAAAGCTGTGCGCGCAGTGGTAGGCTTGGAGCAGGAGAACGTGTACGAAGCCCCCATCGAAGAGATCGTTCTCAACGACACCGACAAAATGGTGCTCGCAGCGATCCTTGAACTTGAGCGTCCGCGAATCGGGATGCTTGTAGCCAAGACAGGAGTTGGCAAAGCTGACCTACTTTCCGTCTTGCCGAAGATCGGCTACCGCATGAAAGAAGCCGGATGGATCGAGAAACTTGAAGAAAACTAATACCTATGCACGCACCTGCTATTCCACACCCGTTCCTGAGCAGAAATGAACGCTCACAAGCAGCACGTAAAAAGCGTGACGCTCAGATCGAGATCGTTACGGCTCGTAACATTCAGAATGCTCTCAACGCAATGGGGGAAATCCCGCACGTCGGAGAGATGCTTTTTGAGATCACGGTAACTGCCACCGACATTAAAGTGTCGGCTGGACTCAAGGAACAGAAGAAGATCATTACTCTGTAGTCTCGGTCATCCAGCATCCCTTGGCATAGTTAGGGGATTCACCTAGTTCAGCGTCAACCTGCTTGAGAACATCAAGCGGGATTGCCGTTTTAGAGGTGATGTCGCAGCCGCAAGCCATGCAGGAGCGTTTGAATACTTCTGCGACTCGGTGAATAGGACGACCTGCCAGAACCTCGGTCACTTGACCAGCGAGCCAGCCGCACCACTTGCACCCAATGACTCCGTTCTTGGGGCAGGCTACGCAGATGTCAATGCGTCGGCGTTGCTCCTCCTCACTGACGAGTTCTCCACTTACATGGACTCTCCTCATGGTGGTGATGAACCTGTGAACATCATCAGCGGTGTAGTAACGAGCGACGACTCCGACTTCCTCCTGGGGAATCTCTGGGTTCGCCGTAGCAACGGCATCGTGAATCTCATCGACCCAGCCTCCCTTCATCTCAATTCCGCAAGCTGCACGGTGTTCACGGATTTTGGAGATCAAGGCTTTCCACGCCCAATCTTGGAGAACTACTCCCGTCTCAGGCTGCTTGTATGTCCACATGCCGCCTACAGGTCTTGTCGTGTCTAGGATGCGCTTCATTTCTTTTTGCTGTCGTAGGTTTGAACTCCCATACCGAAGAGCATGAGGATAGTCAAGGCTGTGCCTTTTGGTATTCCTTGCTCCTCAAGCGTATCAGCGGCTTCAGAGAAGGACATAGGAACGACCATACGCTTAGACTCCTCAAGAATGTCTGTCTTTTCCCCGACGACGTTCTTGCCCTCAAGGATGTTGAAAACACTTCCGATAGCAGGGCTGAACTTGGAACGAGCGAAATTGAAGATCACGTCTCCGCTACTGTCGCTGCCGTAAGGAACTTTGTCCCCACGGATCGGGACAAGTTTACCCTTGGCTGTCTTCTTTTCTCCGCTCGCCAGTCTGGCAATGAGAACCGTGGACTGAAGCAAACCAGTCATCGGGTCAATGCGGGTGTTGCCGAAACGGAGTTTCAAGAAGTCACTTGAGCGAGGATCGACCTCCAAGGGTTTGTCGTCGTCATCTTGAGCCAGCATTCCTAAAGCATAGACGACTGCCACACCTGTTAGGAACTTGGCGTACTCGCGTAGAATCAAGTTCTTCGTTCGGTCATTCGCCTTGAAGTAAGGATAGCCAAGGAGCAACTGGAAGCGGCTAGCCACCAAACGAGGAGCAAAGAACACCGTGTTAAGTGCTGTCGCTGCCTGTGTCATCTTGCCGAGATTACCTCGACCAGTAGCGATATTGATGTAGTCCGCAACGCTGTCAGCCTCCTCTTGTGTAGGCTCTCTGCCCTTCTTCAAGTTGCCGAGCATAGCGTCGAAGGTATCGGCGCGAAGGCGATTGAGGAAGACGTTGTAGGCACGCTGAGAACCACGGACCACTCCGCCACCAAGATACCAAGGGATTTTATCAAGCCAGCGGGACATGAAGTTCTCCTCCTGCTTCGTGAGTTGGTTGACCTTGTTCGTATCGGCTAGGAACAGTTTGGAACGCTTGTAAAGGCCGTAATTGTCTCGGCGTTCCAGAGCCTTACGCTCAAACCCTTCAGCCTCCTTTGAGGCAAAAGCCTTGAACATAGGGCCGATACTCTTGAATCCACGCAAAGGATTACCGAGAGCAATGAAGCCACCTTGGCGGAGAACTGCGCTGACATCGACGCTGGTAAGGATAGCTCGGGCAGTGTTCAGAATTTGACCTCCTGTGTCGAGGAGCTTCTTACCCATGCCGCGCTTCGACAATTCAAGGTCAAACAGCATCTTGGCGAATTGTTCTTGGAGTTCTTCTATTTTAAGCTCCATCGCGATTGTCTCCTTGTCGGAAACTTTTGGCTTCCTGACAGGTTTGGAGAAATCCTGTTCGCGGATTCTGCGAGACAGTTCTTCGATCTTCTTCTGGTAGCGGGCCTTATTGCTTTTAAGCTTTTCAGCCATAGGGTCACGGGCAGCGTCTCTCTTTGCTTTCAAAAGAGCATCGTGAGTCTTCTTGAGACCATCACGTATTTTGCGCTGCTCGGCAAGGAAGTCAGTTTCAGGGGTCTTGGAGACACGCTTAACCGGAGCAACACCACCTGCTGCAATATTGGCATTCAGCTTGGTAATCGACTTGGCAATAGCTTTCTCTGCCAGTTCAATGCGCTTTTCAGGAGACATCTCAGACTTGCCAAGAATATCCTCCTTGAGCTTCTTGAAAGTAGCCTGAAGAGCTTCTTTTTTGGCCTTGAGAGCAAGGTATTCTGGAGTCTCTTCGGGTTTGAGACCTTCTTTCGTGGTAACGTCCTTCTCCTTGATACGGCGTTCCAGTTCAGCGATGGAGTCTTCAAACTGCTTGATGGCATCGGCGTTGACTTGTTCCTGCGTGCGTTCAGGCTTGCCAAGGATGTCTTCACGTAACTGACGAAGCTCGGCGTTGAGGGCATCACGCTGGTCACGCATGACGGTAAGCTCTTGAGTGTAGAGCGGTTCTGTCTTTCTGACAGCTACATCTTTTGTCTTGATGGCTTTCTCAAGCTCAAGGATACGCCTGTCGAGTTTATACTTCTCTGCTCGAACACGCTCTTCCAGAGTCGGAGTTTTCTTCGGGACAAGTCTGTCTAGCTCCTCAACCAATTTGTCGCGAATGTCTCTCAAGTCCCTAGCCTCTTGGTCGTAATCGACACCAGGACGCTTAGGCTCCCTAGCCTTCTTGTCGATCATGCTCTGCAAATCGGCAATCTGGTTTTTCAGACGGCTCTTGATTGCATCCAAGGGTGAAGCCAGTTCACGGGCACCGTGCATATCCTCCATGAGAGCGCGGTTTTCCTTCATCGCCACGTTGAGCGCACGCTGATAAGCTCGCACAGTTTGAGTAGCCTTGTCACGCTGTAACCCTGTGCGTTTTGGATGCTCAAGGTTCTTCACATCCTCAATGGCGGAGCTC